CTATTTTGTCCTTTCGACCAAAATCTTTGAAATTCGAACTTGCAGTTGCTGCAACTCGATATTATTCAGTTCTTCCAAATCAATGTTCGCTATTTTTACTTTCCGATTTTCGTCAAAGGAATTTTTCTTCTCCTCGAGAAGAGCGGTTACTAACTCGTCTATTTGATCTTTGATTTTCTCTCCTTTTAACTTGTAATCCGTTGTTCTTGCCATGATATTAGTTATTTAGTTAAACTCTATACAAATTTAGGGAATATCCACGATACAATGATTGTCATTCCTTATTTTCTTTCTCTTTTTCCTCCAAGACCTTTTTAAGTTGATAGAGGCTTATGATATCATATTCAAATGTGGGATTTTCCCAATTTTTCCGGACAGAGTTCGTTTGGACCGATATAAATTTCCGTAGGTCAAATATGTATTGACACGGGCTTAGCCTGATCTCATTAAATGTGATTTGATAGTTATCAAACCACTCTAAAAGTTTTTTAAGTTCCTCGTTCATGGTTATACAATAAAATTTGTTCTCGCAAATATACCAATAATGCCTATATGACCGGACCTAACTATATACGAATGATTCGTAGATGAAAGAAAACAGTATAGAATAGTTGATTTTTTGGTGTCCGATGGGAGATAATGATCAAAGTAACAAACACGAGTCACTTTATTTATCTCTTTTGCGAGAAAAGACAAGATTATGATCGGATCTATAGTTGGAGCCGCCAGTTCCTTGGCGAGTGGCATTGCCGGGGGAATAAAGGCAAGGAAGGCGGCTAGAAAAGCGAACGCCGTGTTGGATAAACAGGCAAAGGAGAATGAGGATTGGTTTAACCGTAGGTATAACGAGGATTATACCCAAAGCGCGGAGGCGCAAGCCGCCTTGACCAAGGCTAGGGAATTAGCGGATGAGCAGTACCGTAAGGCCTCCGGTACCGCCGCGGTCGTAGGAGCTACTGATGAGTCCGTAGCGCAGGCCAAGAAAGCGGCGGGCGAGGTGATATCCGATACCGCCAGTGGTATAGCCACTAACGCTACCGCACGGAAGGATGCTGTGGAATCCCAATATCTCAACACCAAGAATAATATCAGTAACCAAAGGCTGTCTATCTATAATCAACAGGCGGCAAACGCCACGCAAGCGGCTAATCAAGGATTACAGGCAGGGATGGGCCTCGTTGGGGCTGATGCGCAAGCCCATCTTGACAAGGGTAAGGGATTATTCGAGTCTATATTCAAAAGTAAACAACAATGACATTAGAGGAAAGATATAATAGGAAAAGGACCCCGGTCGTTCAAAGGCCGGAATTGTCCACTACGCCATTGGTTGAGCCGGAGGTTGCCGGAAGCCAGAACCCTATAGCTCCAACCGTGGATAATACGGATGAGACCGCTCCGCAAGCGAGCGTTGTCGAGCCTCAAATGAACGATTACCAATGGAACCAAAGGCTTTATGAGACGCTCTTTCAAAAGCCGATAAGTCAAGAGGAGGAGGAGAGAAGAAAACGGGCCGCTTCCGTAGCTACTGGAATCGGGCATCTAGGCAATGTGTTGTCTTCCTTCTCCAATTTGGCATTCGCGGGAGAGGCACCTTCGCAGAAACTACCCACCGTAGCTGATCCTAAACTACAATCCTATTCTGACAGGTTGGAGGCTATCAGGCAAAGATACGGGGCCGGGTATCTGGCCGCAAGGCAAAACGACATCAATAATTATCAAAGGGCATTGCAGCTTTATAGACAGGATCAAGCGAGAAAAGCCCAGAATGATTTGGCAAAAGCCAAGATCGCGCAAAGTGCCGCTCAATTCGCAATAAAGAATGACAGGGAGGAGCGGAAGATGAAACAGGATGCCGCATATAAAGAGAGAGAGTTGGGTATAAGGCAATCCAATCTCCGTAGTCTTGAGCAATATCGTACCGCTAAAGCTAATGGCTCTGGGGCGGATAAGTCTATTGACATCATCGGCAGAAACGGTAAACGTTTCACTTTGTCCGGTAAGGATAAAGATGGGGCTATCGCTTATATGTATAAGAGGATGTTAGAGTATGCGGAGGAAAATAAAGATAAAAACAAGAGCGTATCGGATGTAACGTGGCAGCTTGGTGAAGGTGGAGACCAAAAGACCAAACAAGCCGCTATTGTCATGAGTAATATTCAGAATTTCCCGGAATTATACGATGAGTTTGATAAGGTAATCGGATCGGGAGGTTCTTCTAGTAAGGGCAAGCATATCCCTTTAAACGATGAAGGAGGAACAGAAAATACAAACGAAAAATACAGCTGGATTCATGGATTCTAATGTAAAACATTTATATGACGCTATGATTAGCCAAGGATATACGGGACTTGGCGATTTCTCTAATTTTGAGGGTAAGATGAAAGACTCAGGAAAGAGGAGAATGGTTTATGATTATTTGATACAAGATGATTATTTCTCCGAGATAGGCGATTTCTCCAAATTTGAGAGTGCCCTAGGGTATTCGCCCGTTGAAAGGAAAGATTACGTTTCTCAATCAAGCGTTAATCCTGCACCTATCGCTTTAAGACAGGAGGTTGACGTGCCTATGAAGGATCAATCGGAATACGTTAATCCGTGGACGAACTCACCTGATTATAATTTTGAGTCCTTGCGTAAAAAAGGAAAGATTGAGACCGCTACTCCTCCACCTCCTACGGAGTATGAGAAGGATTCTTCTTTCATGAATACTTGGGTAGGAGACGCTATACAGAAACTTAACGCAGGAGGAGCCGATCTTGGTGCCGGTATCTTTGGGGTATTGGATAAGGTGTCCAAAGGACTGGAATCCGCAACGGGAGGACTGATCCCACGTGGCGGGGCATTCAAGGATATCTCAGATATATTTAAGGCTGATGCGGAGTTTTCCCGGGCAAGGTCAAACAGATACAATGGCAAGGATTTCACCGATCTTTGGAAAGAAGGGAATTATATGGGTGCCATAGGTGATATAGCCTTGCAAGGCGTAGAGTCGCTTCCGATGTCAATCGGGGCCATGGCCGCTACAATGGCCGGAGCTCCAGCGGCCGGACTCGCAGGTATAGGATCAATAGTGGCTAGCCAGAAATATGATGATCTTGACCAGAATAACCCAAACATGGGAGAGTTCGCAAAGGTATCTAACGCTATTCTTACTGGTACGGCAGAATCCTTGTCTGAGATGCTGGGCGCTGGCGTATCCAAGGCTTGGATGTCAACCTTATTCAAGACGTTAGGAAAGGAAAAGGCACAAGAGGCTATCAAGCGTGGCATAATGGGTAAGATGCAAGAGTTCTATAAAAAATTCGGTATGTTTTTCGAGCCTGTAAATGAAGGTATCGAAGAGGTATCTTCCACGCTAGCGGAGAATATAACGGATAAGATAACAGGTGCGGATCCGGAAAGGGATTTGACCGATGGTGTATTGCAGAGTTTTGTCTATGGAATGGGAGGCGGCGCTTATTTTACTGGGGCCGGAGCGTTGGCTAAAGGTGCGCAATACGTAGCGGATAAAATAGGAGGCAAACAGGCTCAGCAGCCTATCACCGATTCCAATGTAACAGATCAAGGCGTTGAAACTCCTCCTCTATTAACTAAGTCTAGGTTTGCCGAGGCAGAGGAAGAAGGTCGAAATATGACTGATCCGGGCGATATACGGACGGCGAGCAAAAAGATGGAAGAGACAAGGCTTTCCCTATCTGGAATGGTTCCGGGTTTGGCTAGTACGATAGAAAGCTATGTGGATGATAAAGCTAGCGAGGCCCAAGTGATGAGTCTTCTTGATGGAGTTAATGCGGATGCCCGTCCGTTAGCCGAGGATTTCTACGCTGATTATCTCAGGATATCCGGTTTGCAGGATCGTATAGGCGAGGAAATAGACAATGAGGTTGAAACTTACGTTGCCAATAATATTACTCCTTATGTTACCACGAATCCTGATGGTCAGTCTATCGTTACCACAGCTACGCTTAGCGAGGGAAATGAGGAAAGACCTGTGTACGTTAGGAGTATCGAGGGAGATAAGGCCGTTATTTCCGATAACGGACAGGATCGGATGGTCTCGGTGAAAAGGTTGAGCGATATAGTAGAGCAAGATGCCGGTCATATGAGACGGACCTATGAGGATCAATTATTGGCTACCCGCCAGTCCGAGCTTGACATGACCATGCATCATAATCCCAAGACGCAATTACCAAAGCCGGGGTTGATCATATGGAACGGGGATAATGCGTTTATCCTTCAAGGACAAGATGAGAACGGTGATTGGATCGCTCAACCTGCGGCTTATGATAGAGAAACCGGGCAGGTGACAGCCAAGAATGGCTCTTCCCCCGCAATGCCTATAACAGAGAATGAGATTCTTGATCTTCAAGATGCCATATATGACGCTCAACAAGTTAATGTGGTGTCGCCAGAGAATGATAATGTAGCAAGTGCTGATGCCAAGATAACCTCTGCACCTCCTGTGGAAGATGCGATCAACCAGCCAACGAGTGAGATCGAGACGGAAGGTGCCATTGATCAGATAGCACAACCTAGTAATGTAGAGGCTCCTTCCATGGTCATGCGAGAAGATGGTACGCCAGATTTCGTATCGTCTGGTACGGATATGGCCTTGGATTTCCTCCATGATAAATATGGCGATAAGATGCCAAGGAAGATCGAGGTGACGAGAAAGTCTTTCGATGAAAGCCTTAAAAAAGCGTCCGATGCCTTGGAAAAGGCGCAAGAGGCATACGATGACGCCCCTATCGGAAAAGAGGATAAGGCCGAGGCCGCATTGATAAAAGCCCGGCAAGAATATGAGGCGATCAAGGTCGAGGCTGATTTCTGGGCTAATCTTGATGATGATATCAAGGAGGCCAGCAAGAAGCCGGGTGATGTCATAGCAAAGGAGATCTCCGTGATGGGTGATCCTATGAGCGGAGAGGAGCTTGCGGCCATGATGCTGGCTAATGGGGCGATCAAATTGACACGTGACAGTTACAAGAAAGAGACCGGTGCCGGGAATAATGAGACAGCGAGGATGTTCGGATTGTTCGCCTCTCCGGAGAAAGGCGGTGTTAATATAGAGAGGGCGGGTGAGATATTGGAGCTTGCCGATAAGGAGAATGGTACGAACTTCTTCGATGAGAACGATACGAACGCCGGAAGGGACGCTATCATAGAGGTCTTGTCTTCCGCTCGTACACGTGGAGACTTGATCGATTATGTCAAGAGGAACCGTGAGGCGATCGCTGAGCGTGAGAGACAGGCCGAGTACAACGCTTACGCTGAGTGGTGCGAGGAGAATTATCATATGTCCCCGGAAGAATACGAGGCGTATGAGGAAAGCATGGTACGTGATTTCTCGGAGAAACAATTGACTGATGAGGAGCGAGGCGAGCTTGATTCGCAAATCGCGGATGAAATACAGGCCATAATTGACGAACAAAATGAAATAGACGCTATCTTAGCGCAAAATAAACCGATAGAAAATGAAAACATTGAAGGAAATGACGAAAGCGGAGGCGATGGCTTACGCGAGGGAGGCGGCGAGGTACTGCCAAGAGAACAACTTGATCAGACCGGGGGAACTGGAGAGGTTGAGGGAAGAGAATCGGCTGGCCCCGACATTGATCGCACGGATGGAGCTACACAAGAAGGCTCATCAAGGGGACTAGTTCCTTTTGTCGCTCCTTCTCCAAAGGAGAATGAGACCCCATTGGACTATGCCGAGCGCATAGTTGAGGCTAAGAGATTGCACGAAGAGGAGCTAAAGGTTGATACCAATCCAACAGAGGCGCAGAAAGAGGCCGGCAATTACAAGAAAGGCCATATAAAGATAAACGGTTTCGATATCACCATAGAGCAGCCCTCCGGTTCCGTCCGTTCCGGTAAGGACGCTAATGGAAAAGAGTGGTCTGTTACCATGAACAACACTTACGGTTACATTCGAGGTACTGAAAGTGTGGATGGTGATCATATAGACGTATTCCTAGGCCCGGATATGAATAGTGACATTGTGTATGTCGTGGATCAGGTGAATACTGATGGCTCATTCGATGAGCATAAGGTTATGATGGGATTCTCTTCCTTGGAAGACGCTAGGTCCGCTTACTTGTCAAACTATGAGGAAGGTTGGCAAGGGTTAGGCAACATTACCGGGGTTGCGTTGGATGAGTTCAAGAAATGGATTGATTCCTCGACTCGCAAAACAAAGCCCTTCTATGAGTATAAGGGAATTAAACAGGAGGAAGGCGATATTTCTAAAAATAATGATTCTGATAATTATAGCATTGTTCCCTCCCAATATACTACCAAGAAAGGAAAAGTTCTTGATATGCGGTTATTGAAGTTCGGTAATGAATTATCGAAGGAACAGCAACGTGCCGCCAAAGAGCTGGCCAAGGCTGAAAAGGGTTGGTATGACAGGGAACAGCGAGGTTTCATGATGCGTAGCGATGAAAGCGCAAGGCGGTTGGCCGATACCATTCTTGGCGATACCGATGCCGTAAGCGATGCGCAACCTATTTCTCTTGAAGACACACGCAGGGTTGTAGAGCCTCAAAAGGTAAATGTAGAAAACCTTATTGGTGATATCAACGATAATGGCAAAGCCAAATTGAGCGATCGTACCGTTACCCCTAGCGGTAACCGCCTTGTTACCGATGAACGGTATGCGGAACTCCGTGAGCGCATGCGCAGGAAACTAGGCGGTCAAATGAATATGGGGATTGATCCTGAGATTCTGGCGATAGGTACTGAAATGGCAGTTTATCATATAGAGAAAGGCTTGCGTAAGTTCTCTGATTACTCAAAGGCAATGATCGATGATCTAGGTGACGCTATACGACCGTATCTTAAAGCATTCTACAATGGAGCGAGGGATTTGCCCGAAGTAGGAGATAACGGATGGGATAAGGATATGACCGCTTATGAGGATGTCCGTTCATTTGATGTAGCTAATTTTGATAAGCCTGTCCCGGATATAATGGATGCCGCCGAGACCGTGGTTAGAGAGACAGAGATTGCCGGACAAGCGAGTGCCGCGAAGAAAAAAATAAAAAATAGCCGGAAAAAGCAAACGGACAACAAAGACAAACCATTACCTTTGTATGGTAACGATTTATTCACTCCTAATAATATTAAAGACAATGAGCAAGGAAATTCAAGAGCGGATCAAGGCGTGGGAAGAAAAGCACGGGAAGAGGATCGAGGATCTGAACGCGGAGGAGACCGTGGAGGCGTGCATGGAAGTGATGTGCTTGACACGGAGCGAGGCCGAGGAATACCTATCAGCGACAGCGACAAGCGGCCTGTTGTAAGGAATCAAAACAATTTCAGCTTCCCGGAGAAGGGTATTGAGCTTCCTTCCGGTGATATATCCAAGCTAAAAGCCAATATTGAGGCGATAGAAACGCTGAAAGACGTAGAGGACGGCCAAGGAAAACCTACCCCGGAACAACAAGCCAAGATGTCAAGGTACGTTGGATGGGGAGGTTTGGCCGAAGCCTTGAACGAAGGCAAATACAACGCACGTGACAACAATTGGACTAAGGATCGAAATTGGAATGATAAGTATCTACGTTATTACGAGAAACTAAAATCCTTATTAAGTAAAGAAGAGTTCGACAGTGCCGTCCGTTCCACGACAACCTCTCATTATACCCCGTCCGAGGTCGTGGAAAGCTTATGGGGAATAACGGAGAAACTTGGATTCAAGGGCGGCAATATCAGTGAACCCGCCATGGGTATAGGTAACATAATCGGTATGATGCCTAAGTCTATATCTGAAAAATCAAGTATAAGCGGGTTCGAGATAGATAGTTTGTCCGGTCGTATGGCAAAGGCCTTATATCCTGACGCTAATATAAAGGTACAAGGATATGAGAAAGCGTTTTCTCCAAACTCGAAAGATTTAGTTATCACCAACGTCCCATTCGGGAAAAACGCTCCATATGATAAGGTTTTAGATAAGCAATTCAGGAAGAAACTTGGTTCCTCTTATAATCTCCATAATTATTTTATCCTAAAGGGGCTTCTGGAATTGAAAGAAGGTGGTCTCGGCGTATTCGTCACGTCCTCGGCTACGATGGATGGGGCCGATAGTAAGTTCCGTGAGTACGTGAGTGGGAACGGTTATGATCTGGTCGGAGCTATCCGATTGCCTAATGACGCTTTCCAGAAAGGGGCCGGCACGAGTGTCACGGCTGACATCGTTATATTCCGTAAAAGAAAGTATGGGGAACCTTCGAATGGGATAGGGTTCACTACTACAACGCAAATAGGTGAAGGAACTTATATGGAGGACGGGGATAAAAGGAGCAAGCCTATCATGGTTAACGAGTATTTCTCAAATCATCCCGATATGATGTTAGGTGATATGATGACCGCTTATGACGCTGGTAGCGGAGGTCTATATAGTGGAGCGTCCCAGACATTGAAAGCCAAACCCGGGGCCGATTTAAGCAAGGAGCTACTTAACGCTATTGATAACTTACCAAAGAATATCCTATCAGGTGTTGTAGAGACTAAAGGGCCGGAGGTTGTGGGTGACTCCACTTTGAAAGATGGTACTATTACCGTCCAGAATGGCAATGTCTTTGTTTTAGATGGGGACTCGTTAAAACCGATTAAGGCAAATCCTACGTTCGTTCATAATGGTAAGACCCGGAAAATAGCGGATGCGGTAAATGATTACAATGATATAAAGAAAAATCTATACGATCTTATCCATGATGAGCAAACAAAGGGTGTGGATCCCGAGCCCGCGAGGAAAAGGCTAAACAAAGTATATGATGCTTTCGTGTCCAAATATGGGACACTTAACAGGAACAAGGCTTTGGACGATATTTTCGCCGAGGATGTTGAGCATGGATTACCCTTCTCTTTGGAGACCGTTAGAAGGGTACCTTCCACGACCGGAAAATCTATGGTATGGGAAGTCTCGAAAGCGGATGGTATCTTGAATAAGCGTGTAAGTTATCCATTCGAGCTACCGACAAAAGCGGATAATGTCTTGGATGCCGTCAATATAAGCAAGTCATATAAAGGTAATATTGATATACCTTATATCTCGGAGATAACGGGTATGGATGAGGTTAACGTGACAAACGAGATACTAGAGAAGGGAATTGCTTATAGGGATCCTGTTACCGGCAATATAATAGATAAGAGTGAATATCTCTCTGGAAACGTAAAAGAAAAGTTGGTAGAGGCTAAGGCGGCCTTGGAAGATCATCCGGAGTTTCAAAAAAACGTGGATGACTTGGAAGCCGTACAGCCAGAACGTATACCCTATGGTGAGATAAGTTATCGACTGGGGACTACATGGATCCCGTCTGAGTTTATAAATAATTTCGCTGATAATGTACTGGGTATATCTTACGCTAACGCTAATTTTATCCCGGAGATCGGTGAGTATATTCTAGATAAGAGGGCGTTCATAACCGATTACGCTAAAGCCGGTCAATTCAAGACTGAGAGAATGGACGCTATAGACGTGTTCAAGGCCGCTCTTAACCAACGTAAACCCAAGGTTTATGACGAGATTAAATATTATGAGGACGGTAAGCAGAAAACGAGAAGGGTCGTAAACGAGCAGGAGACACAGGCCGTTGCCGAGAAAATATCCGACATGTCCGATAAGTTCGTGGAGTATATTGATTCTAAAACGATGTTCCATGGTCGTATTGAGGACGTGTATAATGATAAATATAACAACTATGTACTAAAAAAGTATGACAAACCGGTTTTTGAGCATTATCCTAACGCTAATAAGAATATAACGCTTAGAGATCACCAGAGCAAGGCGGTGCAACGTTGTCTATCCGAGAGCACGTTACTCGCTCACCAAGTCGGTACGGGAAAGACCTTTACCATGATTACGTCCGCTATGGAAATGAGACGGCTAGGTATAGCGAAGAAACCCATGATCGTTGTCCAAAACGCTACCCTAGAGGATTTCGTCCGTGACTTTTATAAACTGTATCCTTCCGCTAAGATTCTATCTCCGACAAAGGAGGAGCGTAACGCCGATAATAGGACAAGGCTGTTCAATCTTATAGCTACCGGAGATTTTGACGCTATCGTTGTCCCACAGTCATTCATGGCGTTTATCCCGGATAGCGAGGAGAGGAAAAAGGCATATATCCAAAAGCGTATAGATGATTTTGAGGAGGCTATCGATCGCATAGAAGACAAGGCTTTACAGGAGAGATTGAAAAGGGAGGCCAAGAGTATGCGTGATTCTCTGGAAGGTATAAAGAAAGGGAAAAACGTAAAGGGCAAGGCTAAGACAGCGGAGACTATCACGGCCAAGACGGAGCGTATTCTTGACAGGCGGACTGATAACGTCATGACGTTTGAGCAAATGGGTGTTGACGCTTTGTTTATTGACGAGGCGCATAATTATAAGAAGATCGGGTTTCCAAGCAAGATGTCGAACGTTAAAGGTATCGATACGAGCGCATCACAAAGAGCTAATAGTATGTTGCTAAAAGCCCAATGGATATCTGAGAATAATGGTGGTCGAAACGTGGTTCTGGCAACCGGTACCCCTATCACTAATACAATGGCAGAAGTCTGGACTATGATGAATTTCGTGGCACCCGATATCCTAGACGCATATAATATCAATAGCTTTGACGAGTTCGCTACCACTTTTGGAACGGTTGAGCCGTCATTGGAGTTTACCGCTACCGGTAACTTTAAAATAGCCGAGAGGTTCAAGAGCTATACGAATGTCCCGGAGCTTATAAAGGCGTTCAGGAGCCATACGGACGTTGTCTTGACAGAGGATGTCAAGGAGTTCAAGGAAGACAAGAATATCCCTAAGTTGAAAGACAATAAGATGACCAATGTCATTGTCGAGAAGAACGAGGACTTGGAGGATGTCATGCAAACCCTTATCAAGGAATTAGAGGATTATAACAAATTGACAGGAAAAGAGAAGAAGGATAAGAGCGCGCTACCCTTGGTCGTGTTCAGCAAGGCTAAACAGGCTGCGATTGACCTTCGCTTGCTTAATCCTACATTTCCCGACAATCCTGATAGCAAGACAAACAAGGTGGTCGATAACGTGTTGAGATTATATAAGGAAAGCGATAAGGACAAAGGCACGCAACTTATATTCTGTGATAGTTATCAATCCCCTTCTGAGACTCCAAAAATGGATTTATTCGATGTCGATTTATCTGTTCCTCAGTTTAATTTGTACAACGATATAAAGGAAAAGCTTATCAAGGGAGGTATTCCGTCTAATCAGATAGCTATCGTTGGCAATTATGAGGGAGAAAGGAGAAACGCCTTGTTCGATAAGGTCCGTAATGGGGATGTGCGCATTCTTATTGGAAGCACGGAGAAAATGGGAGTGGGTGTCAACGTGCAAGATCGTCTATTCGCCCTGCATCATATTGACGCTCCAATCAGGCCTATGGATTTTGAGCAACGCAACGGTCGTATCTTACGACAAGGAAACTTATACGCCACATGGGATAAACCGGTGAACATCGTCACATATGGCGTTAAAGGTACCCTTGACGCTACCGCCTATGACAGGCTTCGTATAAAACAAAACTTCATCAACCAAATGATGAAAGGCGATATATCGTCTCGTGTCATGGAGGAGCAAGACGATAGTGATCCGTCTGGAATGACCTTTAGTGAGATGGCGGCGACGTTATCCGGAGATAAGACCGCCCAACTACTGTTTGTGGCACAGAACAAGTTAAAGAAACTGCAAAACTCCAAGAGGAGCGATCTTAACAGTAAGTCTTCCATGCGTGACTCTATATCTAAATCCAAACTTAGGATACAAGAATACAACAGCCGGAAGGATATCATGGAAAGGAACGCCAATATCGTAAAAGAGAACTTCCCTGATGGGGTTGAGTCCGTGACTGTTAAAGGCAATACTTTCAGCGATGGTATATCGAATGAGCTTACGCCCATTATTGATGATTACTATGATAGATATACGCTTGACAGAAACACCCCTCCTCTGAAAATCAGTCTCAATGGAGGAAAAGGCGAGGCAATCGTGCATTTCAATGAAGGAATGATGGTCTATAGTTTATATTTAGGAAAGGAAAAACTGGTTGAGAATCGTGATTTTAGCGGCGGCAGGGGTTTGATGGCTAGCATTGACAGGCAGTTGGGGATTCCCGCTAAATCCGTCTCAGATATAGCCACTAAAATAAAGGCAGAGGAAAACAAGATAGCGGGATTAGAGGAAGCCGTTAAGAAACCGTGGGGAAAAGAGGATGAACTTAATGCGGCTCAGGCAGAGGTTAATGATCTGCAGAGACAATTAGTTGAAAAAGCTAAAGCTGAGGATATTCAGTTAGAATCAACTCTTGACGTTGATGGTACGTTGGTAAAAGAGGAAGGAGAGACTCGATTTCGATTCATGGGAGTAGATACAACTAATAATCAAGATAATGTAAGTTCTATTGAATCCTCAATCAACGGTTGGTCAAACAAGCTTAATACCCCTGTCAGGGTAATCCATGACGTGGACGATATAACCGATACGGATGAGAATATGTTGGCCCGTAAGAGAGATTCCAAAGGCTGGTATGATACTTCTACCGGGGAGATAGTCATAGTATCACCTAATTCCACGTCCGTAGGTGACGCTCAAAGGACTTTCCTCCATGAGGTGGTAGGGCATCATGGGTTACGTGAGCTATTCGGGGATGATTTCGATACTTTCCTTGATAACGTGTATCGGAACGCCAACGAGGATATCCGGAAAAATATCATTGACCGGACTAAAGGCAATCCTCTTAACTTGCGTGAGGCTACAGAGGAATACATCGCTGAATTAGCGGAACGTGGTTTCGATAACAAGGCCGAGCGTTCGTTATGGGAAAAGATCAAGGACTCTTTTCTTGATATGTTGAGAAAGGCCGGTATTAGCCTTGATTTCAAGTTATCGGATAATGACCTTCGTTATATCCTCTGGAGAAGCTATAAGAACTTGGAGCAAGGAAACTTGATGGATGTGGCCGAGGATATCGTGATGAGAAATAGATTAAGTCTTAACAATATAAATTTGAACGAAAATGGATCAATCGCAAGAGATATTGAACCTGAAAAAGGAAAACAACCTTCTGAAACAAAAGGTACTGGAAGGGAACTCGAGACAATCGATGGCGTTGATGAGAACGGAAACGAAAGTGAACGAGACCATATCGACAAACCAAGGGGAGTTGAAAACGCTATTGACGGAATTAAAAACGCAACTGACCGAAATGGAAAAGAGACTGACGGCCAAGTTGACAACTATGGAGACCAACTTGATGGAGGAGATACGGGCGATAGGAACGGAAGTGTCCGGGATGGAATCGACGGTGAGCGGACTGTCATCGGACGTGCAGGAGCTGAAAACAAGGGTAGAGGCGTTGGAGAAAGCGTAAGGGAAAAGACGGATGATTTCGCTTTCGCAGAGAAAACAATCCGTTTTAGGGAGAACGCACGGAATGAGTCGGTATTGTTCGCTGATAATGATATCCAAGTAGTAGAGAAACAGGTAGGTTCCGCCAAAGATCAATATGAGCGTACCCTATCTACATCATCCTATCAATTTCAGGAGGCGTTTCAGGATTCTATGCTAGGGCTTAAAACATTGCAGGATGCCGTGGCAAAGGCAACGAGGAGTCGTATATTGGATTATGAGAACGCTTATATGGCCGAGAATGCCCTTTCCTCTGTTAATGAAGCTGAGTTCAACGCTTATAGGAAAGCGGCTTTCGAGCCTATCTTAAAAGCGATCTCACGTTTGGAAAAGATGGGATCCTCCATTGATGAGATAAGGGATTACCTTATAACCAAGCATGGTATTGAGCGTAACAGGGAAATGGCCGTTAAACGAGCGTTGTCACAAAACGCGGAAACATATAAATCCCTGCTTGACGAGTATATCGGGAGAAGGAATGAGATACGTGAGAACGGCGGGTCTTGGGAAGAGCAGCAATCAGAAATGGATAGGCTTGCCGAGGAATACGGAGCTAATCTTTCTGATGATTTCAGCGGATTCACGTCTATGTATCCTAACGAGGATAACACGGGGTATGATCCGGATTCCGCAAGGAGATACGTATTGGATTACGAGTCAAGATATGATACATCGGAATTATCGGCCTCTGTCAAAAGAGCCACTGACGCTATATTGGCAAAGCAACGGGATAGCGGGCTTATGAGCCAAAATACGTTTGATTCGATCAGGGATATGTATCAGTTCTATGTGCCTTTGCGTGGATGGGAGGAGACTACGGCAGATGAGGTTTACGCTTATCTTACATCCGAAAGCCAGACGTTCAACGCCCCTATAAAGACTGTCGTTGGGCGAAAGAGCAAGGCTGACGATCCTATAGCGACGATCGCTAATATGGCAGAGAGTGGAATCATGCAAGGGAATAGGAACTTGATGAAGCAAAAGTTTTTGACAATGGTGCAAAACCATAAGACGGATCTCGTGAGCGTAAGCGAAATGTGGGTTCGTCTTGACGAGGCTTCCGGTGAGTGGATCGCCGTTTTCCCGGATATACCATCTAACGCCAATCCGGAACAGGTGGAGTCTATCGTGGAATCTTTCAACAAACGCATGGAGGAGCTATCCAATGAAAAAGGATCTAATGTCAGGCGTTCAAGGGATGCTATAGGGATACCTTACAAGATATTGCCAAAGGACTTGAAGGAGCATCAAGTGATCGTAAAGAGAGCTGGCAAAGAATACGTGCTTACCATAAACGGGAACCCAAGGGCCGCTCAAGCGTTGAACGGGCTTACAAATCCGGATAATACGAAAGGATGGTTCGGTACCGTGGAGAGATACGCCGGATGGCTGAACCGTAACTTGGCGGCTAACTTTACGACACGTAACCCTAACTTCATGGTAAGTAACTTCCTTCGTGACGCACTTTATTCGAATACTACCGTATGGGTCAAGGAAAGTCCTGTTTACGCTTGGAAGTTCAATAAGAATTTCGCTATGGTAAACCCGATCAATATGTATCGTCTGGTCAAGGGGTATGAGAACGGTACGTTGGATATGAGCGATCCCTTGAATAAGGCATATCATGATTTTGTAATGAGAGGAGGAGAGACTGGATACACCAATTTGAGAGACGTGGAAGCCAAGAAGAAGGCGATCCAAAAAGAGCTTCAATACTCCAAGCAAAAGGTATCTATCGGAAAGGCTTTGAAAATACTAGGCGAATGGATGGACTTGTTCAATAAGAGCGTCGAGAATTGCGCTAGGTTCGCCGCATTTCTTACTTCTAGGGAAATGGGGCGAAGCATGGATAAATCCATTTATGACGCTAAGGAGATATCCGTAAACTTCAATAAGAAAGGGGCGGGTTCAAAATTCTTGAATACTGAGGGGCAGACCAAGATAGGTAACGCTAGCGCTTTCACGTCCGGATTGTCAAGATCCATGTATGTATTTTGGAACGCTGGTGTACAAGGTATGTATAATTTCGGAAGGCTGGCCAAGGATAATCCCAAAAAATTCTTGGGGTTAGCGTCCTCTTTCTATTTGCTTGGCACGATCATGCCTATGCTCGCGGCCGCATTTGGGGATGATGAAGATGATGATTACTACGATCTTCCGGAATACGTGAGACGTAATAATATCTGTTTCCGTAACGGTGGAGGAAATTGGATTACAATTCCTATGCCCATAGAGTTAAGGGCTATATATGGACTAGGAGAAATGTCCTCTGGAATAGTTTCCGGAAAGGAGAAGTATACCGATAAAAAGATGGCCATGAAGATAGCGGAGCAAATGTCACAGGTTCTCCCTTTGGACATGATGGAGGGAGGTGGAGGATTCTCCGCTTTCGTCCCAAGCTCGGTAAAGCCATTGATTGAGGCCGGAGATAACAAGGATTGGACAGGTTTGCCTTTATATAAGGATAACGATTTCAACAAGGGTATGCCGGAATGGACAAAGGCTTTTAAGAGCGTGGATCCCGCTATATTGGCAATGACTAAATATGCCAATGAACTGACCGGAGGAGATAAATACACTACGGGTACCGTTAACCTAAACCCAGCCATTATAGAACATATATTGGACGGCTATTTCGGAGGTATTGAGGCTACACGTTCCCAGATGGTCAAATCCGCTGAAACCGCTTGGGGTAGTCGTGATTTTGACTGGAGGAATATCCCTGTTGGGAACCGTCTTATAAAAAGTGGTGATGAGCGAACGAGAAAGAAAGCCATAGATAACGCTTATTATGAGAATCTGGAGGAAATGGAGAAGATCGGACAAAGATTGAGAGGATATCGTAAAGAATTATCTAATCCACAGAACGATAGTTTTGATATGGCTGAGTATCAAAAAAAATTGAATGATCTTATGATGAGCGATGAATATCGTAGATATATAGAATTTAACAATCTTAACAAATTGTATCAATCAATGGGTGAGTATTTGAAGAAGGTAGATGATGAAAGATTGGAAATGGAGTTATACGATTTGAAAGCTATGATGAATGAGATAGCTAATGGTAAAT